AATGAATGAACAAATCTTAGCACAAAATTCAGACTGTGCAAGCCCATATGATGATGAGGATCAAGTCCTTACTCAATGGCAAATTGACCATGATGCTTATGTTGAAACGATTGATGCTTATAGAAAAGCACATAAGGATCTTGAAAAAGCTTTGGGAATTAAGAAGGACTTTGACAAAACTTCTCATAGCGCAAAGGAAATCATTGAAGACTTGCGAAAGAACGGACACTTGTACGCACTAATTAACCGCTTTGAAGATGCCGTAATCAACCGTCTAAGAGCAAAGGATAAGTTGTAATGCATTACTACGAGCGAAATATAGGCGACTATTACCGCAAGGCTGGAAGATTAAATATCTTGCAGCATGGGGTTTATAACTTGCTCATGGATGCCTGTTACGACCGTGAATCGTTCCCAACGCTTGAAGAGGCTATTGAATGGGTATGGGCGGAATCTGAGGAAGAAATTGACGCTGTTAAATTTGTACTTAAGAAGTTTTTCAAATTAAATGAGGACGGGGTTTATATTCAAAACCACATTAAAGAAGAGCTTGAAAAGTATAGAGCCTTCCTTGCTAAACAAGCAGAGAATGGCAAAAAAGGTGGTCGCCCAAAGAAAAACCCAAAAAATGATTCTGGTAATAATGGGAATGATTTTGATAATTCTGGCTTTAAAAATGAAAGCCAAGAAAACCCAAATGAAAGCGAATTAAACCCAGAAAAACCCAAAGAAACCCAAACAAAGCCTAAACCATCTAACCATCTAACCAACGAACCATCTAACCAAGAAAATAATATATGTCCGCCTAACGGCGAACCTATGTCTGCTGAAAAGCCTAAAGAGAATTTAAAAAATGAGATTCAAGAGGTTTTCGAGTTTTGGAAAGTGACGTTTAACAAGAATAATCGAACCGTTCTTGATAACCCGCGCAAATCCAAAATTCAAGCAAGACTCAAAGAGGGTTACACGGTTGAAGATATCAAGACAGCTATTGTTGGGTGCTCTAAATCTCAATTCCATATTGAGGGCAATCATACTGATCTAACGCTAATTTGCCGCGATGCAACCAAGCTTGATCACTTTCTTGCCATGTCTAATCCAGCTCAGGTTGCTACCCAGCCTCAAACTGAGGATGAGCAACCAGCACCCACTCAATACAAAGTAATTGAAGGGAGATGGTAATGGGGTTTAGTTCAAATATTCATGATGTGAACATGGAGCAATGTGTTCTTGCGGCTCTAATGACTACAGCTTTGTCACTAGAGACAATTGGTCAAGAATTGGATGCAGAGTGTTTTTACTCAGATCGTCATCAACAAATATACAAGGCAATCGTAGAGCTATCAGAAAGCAATTGTCCGTATGACGTGGTAATGGTGAGTAACTACCTAAAAGGCAAAAACGTTTTGCATTTGATGGGTGGGGAAGAATACTTAATTCAACTTATGCAAGATGCGCCGAGTAGTTTTTACAACGCTGAAAGTTATGTCACTCAGTTAAATAAACTCAAAACACATCGAAGAATTGAGCAGATTGGTTTACGTATTGCTGCAATGGCGAAAGATACAACTTTGCCTGATGTATTTGTTGAGGCTGAAAATCTTCTTGGGCAAGTAGATAAGACGGATGATGCAGATATGGGAGCAAGTTTTGGAAGTGCTCTCGATAGTGCCTTAGAGCAAATGATTGACAAGTTTGAAAAGCAGAGCAGAGACGAAACAACGGGTGTTAAGTTCAACCTTAAAACACTAGATGAGATGTTAGGAACCGTACAAAACGGTCATTTTTGTGTAGTTGGTGGACGTCCCGGTTCTGGGAAGTCAACTTTAGCCCAAATGATGGCAATTGATACGGCAATGCTTAAAAAAGAGGGTGTTCTTTTCATATCAGCAGAAATGGACAAAGAAACACTATCTAATCGTATGTTTAGCTCACTTAGTTCCATTCCATACAACAACCTACACAATGCAACACTTTACGATGGGCTGCTAAAGGAATATGCAAATTACAAACAAGTTTATAGCGATCTGCCTATCTGGATAGAGCCAAAGCAAAAACCAAGCATTAGTGAAGTAAGAGCATATGCAAGGAGAGCTAAGCGCCGTTTTGCCAAAGCTGGCACCAAACTTGGCTGCATCATTGTTGATTATCTTCAGCTTGTAAGAGATCCAAGCAAAAAAGACCGCTTTCAAGAAGTTGGCTCTATTAGTCGTGAACTTAAATCTATGGCTAAGGAGTTTGAATGCCCGGTTGTAGCGCTCGTTCAATTAAATCGTGAATCAGAAAAAGGTAAGAAACCGAAAGCTTCTGACATTAAGGAATCAGGGCAGATCGAGCAAGATGCGGATCAAATTATTCTCGTTAATCCGCTCACTGATGATAAGACACTACAACCTCTTGGGGTCACTGAACTGATTATTGCCAAAAATCGACATGGCAAAAGAGGGAGTGTGCGCGTTCAAGAGTTTCTGGATGTTTGTAAATTTAAGGCAATTGAGGTGGCAGCAGAATGAAAACGTTCCTAATCATTATGACCGTTGTTTGTATTTCAACTTTTCTGGGTTTGGTTATGGCTGCATTAGCTGCAAAGCTGCACCAGTTTTCAGGAAGTCTAGCTAAATTTCGTTTTTCTTTGGCCTTCATGGACAGCACTTTTTACTTCATTTGCACATTGACCCTTCTTGATTTGTGTGGGCGTAAGCAATTTTGGTGGGGGTATTTAATCGTAATTTTACTAATCCTGTTTCTAAATTTTTATTGTTATGACAAGTGGGAGCGCAGCCAATGAAACCAGAACAGTTTATTCGTGAGCAAGGATTGGATAAGGCGCGAGAGGTTGTTGAAGGCATCCCAAGTAAATATATGGAGTGCTACTACTCAACATTGTGTTACTGCACCAAAGCAAAAAAGTATTCAGATCGTTTTAATCCGAGAATTGAGCTTGTGAACATGGATGACCTCAAGCGTCTTATGGAGTCAGTTGCTTTGGTGATTGAGCACTACACAGTTGAAAGAGCCAAGATATATGCAAATTCACCTTACACCGCACCTGAAGTGAAGCAAGCATTAGAAAGAGCAATTGTTGATTACGAATCAATATATGGAGGCGGTGAATCTCATGCCAACTAGATATAACACAGGCGAGTATAGCTACGATCTTGAATATCACTATGGAGATATGTCAGCAAGCATGGAGATGCTTAGAGCACGTTTAATTGAATTGTTGACTCCTCATCTGTCTGACCGTTATGTGAAATGGAGAGAAGCATATTTCACATGGTTTACAAAGTGCGGCGGGGATTCGGGGTGGATGTTTTGTGTAGGTCCACACGAATTTCATATTGATGGGGCGTTAAGGCGCTATTACTCAGGTTCTATTGATATTACCTACAACCAGAAAGATCGATATTTCTTGGTGGGTGAGAAAAAGAAAGTCAAATGTAAGGCTTGTAAGGGGTTTGGCTTCATTCGAGATGATGGGTGGGGGCATATAGATAAATGTGAAACGTGTGATGCAGAAAAAGGAGCCAGCCATGAGTGAGTTTAAAGAATACAAAGTTGGTGAAAAGATCGTATATCACAGCTTGCCGCATCAAAGATTGTTTTATGTCAAAGCTGTTTTGGACGACTCAATTGTTGTTCGTGAATGCTGGGATGAAGCAGGAGCTAAGTGTTTTAGTGAATTCCCTCCTTATGCAGATATTCGCCACGCCACCCCAGAAGAAATAGCAGCAGGCCACCGCATTGACAATGATATGGGCGACGACTTCCCCATAGAAAACCACATCAGCCCACTGTGTAAATCAAAGGATGTTTGAGATGGATAAACCAATGACATTTATTGAGTGGTGTTCTAGTAACGGAAAAATTCCATATTCAGTTGGCATAGAGGAGGCATATGAAGCTGGTCAGCAGTCAATGCAAGCGAAAGTGGAGGAGCTGCAACGCAGAAATCAGATGCTTAACGACAACATAAAAGAGCAAGGTCAAAAGCTCGTTTATCAAAACGAAGTGATTGAAACACAAGCTGAAAAACTGCTTGGTTTAAGAGATGAGAAAGCAGAGCTGCAAAAGCGGGTGGATCAACAAGGACTAATCATTGCAAAAGCTATGTCTATTGCATCAGACCTTCAAAAGAGCTGGTCAATGTTTGAGATTGGCAAGAAGTTAGAGCAAGCGCTCAAGGGTGGTGAGGCATGAATGAAAAATGGACCTACAAAGAGATGATGGCCCTGCGTTGTGCATATAACCATGGTGTAAGAACACCAGAAACACGAGCGGCAGCTTGCCTGTATGTGAAGTTGGGTAGAAATAAATTATTAGATCAATTCAAGAAAGAAAGTGAAGCAAAAGGTAAGGTGGAATGATGAATAATAAACCGCATGTATTACAAGCTTGTAATTGGAAGAAGTACACAATTGAGAATTGGTTAGAGCAATTTGGGGCATGGATTAATGAAGATAATGCTGAAACTTATTTGGGTACACGTAACACCTTAACTTACTTGATTGATTCTGTAGAAGGCGTAAAGCGTGATGCAAGAAAGCGCTCATTGCCACAGTGCAAAATCTCTACTGATGAGGCGAGAGCTGTAAGTGGATTATTGCGTGATTTACGAATGAACCCAAACCCAACATTACAAGAATGGCTAGATTTTGTAGTGTTGTATTACGTGCATGGGTTGAGTGAGGAAACTATTGCTGACATTAGCAAATGCTCACGTAACGCCGTGAGACAAGATTTAAAGTGTGGTATTGCCTATATTGTTGGGCAACGTAATACATTGCGGAGTAAATTAACCGAAAAACAAGCCAAAGTAAGAAAACCAAAGAAAACCCTTGACTTGGCGCCAATAGTTCTTTAAATTCGTGATAAGTGGTACGAAGTATAAGCAAGTGTCACTGATCTTAAAGAAGCTCGCCAAACGGTGGGCTTTTTGCTTTTATGCCCTACGAGCTTAGAACATTGGATTCCGATGTGCTGGACTGGATTTCTAGTCGATGCTTAAACGTAGGGCTATTTTTTTGGAGGTTCACATGCTCCGAATCATCAGGCAGGTATTCTGTTTTCATGTTTGGGAGTGTGAATCCGACATGTTCAATCAGAAAGAATGCAGAAAGTGTGGAAAGATTAAAGTAATTTAATTTACTATTGAGAATACAATGACTTATATTAAATCAAGTCGTTGCATTTCCAATTAACATGCCGCATTATTAATCAAATTACTTTATTAATGGTGTGGTATGAAACTAGTTCGTTTAGAAACAATTAGACTTAATGATGGTTCATTTGAATTGCAATTTAATGAGGATGGATTTACGCCATTTTATCCAAATACTATCAATGACGATGGTGTTGATGTTGCATCAGGTAAGGTTAATGTAGATTCTATTTACTATCATCATTTAGATAGAGATGACACGAGATATTTAATTTATTTAAAAGGCTACCATGGCAGAGTAGATGGCACAGAAATCCCAAGTCTTGAAAAAGCATTAGATGCTCATCTGCAAAGTTGAAAATTAAACTGAATTTATTTACAGCCCTGCATTTGCGGGGCTTTTATTTTTTACGCCATTCGTCTAATTGGATAAGACATCATAATTCTAGTGTGATTGATGCGGGTTCGAGTCCTGCATGGCGTGCCATTTAATTTAGAGAAGTGTGCTGCATAGATATAGCCTCTTGCCAAAGTGGATATCAAAGCTAAGGAGTAGCTCACTTCGTCTAAGTCAAATGGATTGGGGTGAACATGGATACAAACGAAGCCAAAAAGAATCTTGATAAATATTCGGAAGAGTTAAGCCGTTACCAGAACTTATCTCGTACTGGATTGAGTCTCGAAGAAATGCTTGTTATAGACCGCATCATAATGCGATTGAAAAACAAGATTAATAATTTACGGTCCATGTTGAATGCGTGACTCCAAACGATTAGCCGAAGTACGCAAGCTGCCATGCATGAGATGTGGTGCACCAGCACCAAGCCAAGCCGCGCATTCTAATTCTAGTAAAGACGGTAAGGGCAGATCCATTAAGGCTTGCGACTCTAAAACTGTTTCTATGTGTTTTTCCTGCCATCATTTATTTGATACCTACCAACTAGG